ACTCTATAGTGGTCTACTGTATAAAAGAATATTGAGGGAATGTCTGAAAATAAGGAAGGTCATACGATTGGCTTTATAAGGACAGGGGATAAGAATGGCAACTTCTGGATCGGTTGATTTCAACCTAGATATGGCCGAAATTACAGAAGAGGCCTTTGAGAGATGCGGACTAGAATTTAGAACGGGGTATGATTCGGCCACTTCCCGGCGGTCTCTAAATCTTCTTTTTGCGGAATGGGCGAACAGAGGGTTAAATTTATGGACCGTAGAGCAAATAACGCAGCCTTTGGCCCAGTTATCATCCACCTCTTCCGTTGCCACTTATCCCATTGGGGTTATAACAGCCACGGTAGGATCTTCTACTGATCTTAGTATCGGCGAGACCATTACTGGGGGTACGAGTAGTGTCACTGCGTCTATTATAAGCAAGCCTTCCTCGACCACTCTTACATTAACCATTCCTTCTGGAGCTTTCACCGCGGGTGAAACAATTACTGGATCTAGTAGCGCGGCCAGTACAACGATTAGTTCTGATCCTGCCTTAACTGACGTTCAAGCAACGGTAAGCTTCCTAGAAGCGGTAATAAGAAGGAGCAGTTCGGATATAAGTATTAATAGGATAAGCCGAGGGGATTATCTTAACACCCCGGATAAAGCAACCCAAGGGAGACCAACGCAATTCTATATAAATCGTTTGATAACCCCTACGGTAACTGTTTGGCCTTCTCCCGAGAATTCTACGGATGAACTTATATATTATCGGGTTCGGCGCATTGAAGATGCCGACGACGCTATTAACACAGCGGATTTACCTTTTAGATTTCTTCCGTGCCTTGTAGCTGGGTTGTCTTATTATCTATCGATTAAGCGGGCTCCTCAGAAGGTTCAATTACTAAAACAACTTTATGAGGAGGAGTTTCAAAGAGCCGCATCTGAGGACGCCGAGAGAACAGGTCTACGTCTAGTACCAAGTTATGCTTCGATGAGTATTTTGTGATGGCCAGACATGCTTCGAGTAAACATGCTTTAGGTATCTCAGATCGTTCTGGAAGAGCTTATAAAATAACAAACATGCTTATGGAGTGGAATGGATATCTTGTAGGCAGAGATGAATACGAATCAAAGCAGCCTCAATTACAGCCTCGTCGTGTTCGGGCAGATCCTCAATCATTAAGGATAAGCCGACCCGCTAGAACGGAGCCCGCTGTCGAAGTTCTACTAGCCTTTAATAGCTTTAAATCGAGCACAATTGGTTCTGCTGTTATAACAGTTACAGAGCCGGGGCATGGTCGAAGCACTGGCGATACGGTTAGATTCAGAAGTGTAGAAGCCTTTGATGGATTTACAGAATCTGCCATAGAGAATAGTTCTGGGTTTTCCATCACCAAGGTAGATGACGACAATTACACCTTCACTTCTGGAAGTGGAACAGCAACTTCAGGTAATGTTAAAGGGGGCGCGGGGTTTTCCTCCGCCGGACCCGTAACAGTGAGCGCATAAGATGGCCTATACCTTTACAACATTGAAAACAGCTATCCAGGATTACACACAGAACACTGAATCGACTTTTGTCAGCCAATTGTCTCGTTTTATCCTCAATGCCGAAGAGCGTATTCTAAAAGAATGCCAATTAGATGTTTTTCGTAAATCTTCGCAAGGATCCGCTACTTCAGGAAGCCAATACTTATCTAAACCAACTGATTTTCTGTCCCAGAATTCCTTGAGCGTCATTAAATCTTCGAGTAAGGAGTTCCTGTTGTACAAACAAGTTACGGCCTTGCAAGACTATACGCCGAATCCTGCGACCACAGGGACGCCAAAATACTATGCGGATTGGGATAGTGATACGTTCTTGTTGGCGCCCACCCCAGACAGTAACTACAACATGGATTTACATTATTTTTATCGTCCAACATCCATCACCACAAGCTCTGATGGGACGAGTTGGCTTGGGACCAATGCAGAACTCGCTCTTTTGTATGGGAGTCTTGTAGAGGCCTATACTTTCATGAAGGGGGAAGCGGATATCCTTCAAGTCTATAATGGAAGATTCCAGGAAGCCTTACAATGGATGAAGAATCTTGGTGAAGGTCTCCAGACTAGAGACCAATATCGGTACGATAGAGTTAGAAGGGATGTGGCGTAATGCTTGATCTTAAAGGAGCCTCGGTAGCGTTAGTTGGATTAGGTGGTTCTCAACGAGAATACACCTCCTCGGTAGCTAATGGAGCAGAATATGATGAGGTGTGGGTGGTAAACTCTATGCTGGCGCCCATTAAGCATGATCGAGTGTTTATGATGGATCCGCCGTCTAGATTTTTTGATACTGATCTAGCTGGCAAGCAAACATCCGCTCTTAGAAGGGAACTCCCGAAACATCCAGGTCCCATATACACCTGTGAACTAGATAGCAGGGTTCCTGGGGCCGTTCTTTTCCCGTTAGAGAAAATCATAGAAAAGACAGGGCTTTGCTATTTTAATAATACAATCCCTTATGCGGTAGCTTTTGCCATATACAATGAGATAGGAAAACTTTTCTTATACGGAATAGATTATTCCTATAGAACTAATCTGCATATGGCTGAATCAGGACGGGCCTGTACAGAGTTTTGGCTTTCGGCGGCTATTGCAAGAGGTATGCAGATAGAGGTGGCTTCGTGTTCGGGTCTTTTAGATACCGATGTTCCTATCGAAGAAAAACTATACGGATATCATAGATTAGAGGATCCGTTAATAATAAATATGAAGGATGATACTATTTCATTGATACAGAAATCCAACATCGAACCTCCAGAGCCCTTGGATGTAGAACCGGTTTTATATGAAAAAAACGATAAAGTTGTTTCTATGCAGGGGAAGGGAAATGTTTAATGTAAGTTCGTCGGTTTCAGTGGGTAACGTAGATGTGCTCACTTCCGATAACAGGGGTCATTCTATAGAAGAGGTTGCTGATATGGCCGCGAATAGGATTCTTTATGTTGCGGAGGACTCGCCTCCTCCTATACGGGATCAGGCTAGGGCCTTTAAGGATACGCTGAAGCAGACACTGGTTTACTATATGCTGCAAGCAGTAGAGCAAGATAGAGCAACAATGTGTGCTAAATTAAGGAATAGTGGTTATTCCGATTTAGCCAACAACTTGAGGAGTTTGTAAGATGGCTATTACAGCAGCAATGTGCACTTCATTTAAGAGCCAAGTTCTCTCGGCAACCCATAATTTCGCCGCATCTGGAGGCAATAGTTTTAAGCTAGCTTTATACGCGGAGGGTAGCGGGGGGAAAAGTAGTACTACAGCTACGTTGGGTGCATCCACTACCGTTTTTACTACAACAGGTGAAGTAGCGTCTAGTGGAACGTATGTAACTGGAGGTTTGGCTCTTACTAATATTGATCCCACTACTGGTGGAACCACTGGTTTTACTGATTTTGCGGATAAAAGCTTTACGACAGCGACCATTACGGCTATGGGAGCTATGATATACAACGATACAAATGGTGACAAAGCTGTTTGTGTTTTAGATTTCGGAAGTAATAAAACCAGCACCTCTGGCACGTTTACCATTACTTTTCCGGCGGCTGCGGCCTCAACGGCCATAATTCGTATAGCGTAAATCTATGGTACGGTGAGCGCGTAACATGGCTTCCGGTTGGGGACGAGGTACTTGGGGGTCAGACTCCTGGGGAGTCAAACCCGGCTGGGTGAACGAAGGTTGGGGACGTGGCACCTGGGGAGAAGGTGCTTGGGGTGAAGGAATTGGTGTTTCCGTTACTGTCTCGGGAGTCGCCGGAACGGGCGCTGTCGGAACCGTTACGGTTGCCGGTGGAAGTATTGTCACTGTTTCGGGAGTCGCCGGAACGGGCGCTGTTGGAACCGTTACGGTTGCCGGTGGAAGCATTGTCGCACTCTCAGGCGTTGCCGGAACGGGCGCTGTTGGAACCGTTACGGTTGGCGAAGGCGTTGGCGTCACCGTTACGGGGGTCGCCGGAACGGGCGCTGTTGGAACCGTTACGG